TTACCCATCGGTGATAACCTTAATTTAACAGGGTCGGGTATTGTTGGTGCTGGTAATATTGCCGCAACAAGTTTAACGATTGCCGGAGTTCCATATAATCCATTTAGTGGTGCATATGCTGACTTAACTGGTAAGCCAACTATTCCATCGGATACAGATGATATTGTTGAAGGTACTAAAAAATATTTTACAGACGAGCGTGTTGATGATCGTGTATCAAATTTACTAGTTGCAGGCCTTGGCATTAATTTAACTTATAACGACACTGCTAATACTATTACTATTGAAGCAACAGGTATTGGATCTGGATCTGGCGGCGGTTCTACTACACTTGCTGGTCTAACAGATGTTACTTTAACTGCTCCTACAACAAATCAAATTTTAAAATACAACGGTACTGAGTTTGTTAATACATCAATAGCATATTCAGAAATTACTGGCAAACCTACACTAGCAACTGTCGCAACATCAGGCAGTTACAACGATTTAAGTAACAAGCCAATTATTCCAAACGATATTAACGACTTACTTGATGTTGACACTTCAACAACTCCGCCTACAAACGGACAAGTTCTTAAGTGGTTAAACAACAAGTGGGTACCAGCAGATGATATTACATCAGGTGGCGGCGGTCTTAATGCTGACACACTTGACGGCTTTGATAGCACATACTTCCTAGACTGGAACAACATTACTAACAAGCCTGTTTACACAGTTAGTGATTTAGATGACACTAGTATTACAAACTTGCAAGGTAATGAAATTTTATCTTGGGACGGATTAAGTTGGGTTAATGTTACTAATGCTCCAGACTTTGATGATGTTACTAATAAACCAACTACACTTGCAGGTTACGGCATTACTGACTCACCATCAGTTCTTACAGATTTAAACATTGTAGATGGAACTGCTAATCAAATTTTAAAAACAGACGGCGCAGGCGGATTTAGTTTTACATCAACATTAAGTGGTACTTCAATTGCTAACGCAGGATCAATTGGATTTAGTGCCGGAGTTACTATTAATGAATTTAGTGCTGATGGCACACTAGCAGGTGATAGTAATACAGCAGTACCTACAGAATCAGCAGTTAAAGCATATGTTGATAATGCTGTAGGCGGACAAGCAGTAGGACTTGATTCAAGAAGTACTTCGGCAACAGTAACAAATAGTATTGCAAACAATGTTTCAGAGAACGTTACATTTACAGGATATAAAGCATACGGACTAATGCAAATACAAACATCTGCTCCGGCTTGGGTAAGATTATATATTAGTTCAGCGGCAAGAACAGCAGATGCTAGTAGAGCAGAAGGTGTAGATCCTGATCCAGATGCAGGCGTAGTTGCTGAAGTTCTAACATCACCTACCAGTCTTACAATTCCTTTTGGTCCAATGGTAATGGGTTGGAACAGTGCAAACGACACAGCAATTTATGCGGCAGTAAAAAACAAAAGCGGATCTACTTCAGCAATTACTACAACATTGACGATACTCAAACTGGAGGCTTAACATATGTCTTTGGCTAAGAAAGTCTTAAAACAAGTGTACATGGTTACACTAAAAAGCAAAGACGATCTAAATGATTTTTATGACGATATGCAGACCGAGGGCGGTTCTCTTTATATTCCCGATAGAGCAATAGTTCCAAACAATCAACGTCCTAATTCACGTACAACAGAATATTGGTTAAGCGGTGCAGAAGCAGAACTAGTAAGAAATGATCCTCGTGTAAAAGCAGTTGAACTTAACCCTAAAGATAGTGGCATTAAGGTTGATGAATTTTCTGTTTCACAAACAGGTAATTTTGATCGTGATTCTGGAACAACTAATACAGATTTAAATTGGGGTCTATTACGACTTCTTGATGGTGAAAATAGAACTAATTGGGGTAGTTCATTTACATCAGTAAACACAACAATTGAATTTAATGCTACAGGTAGGAATGTTGATCTAGTTATTTGTGACGGAGATGGATTAAACACTGGTCATCCAGAGTATACTCAACTTTCAGGACAAGACACAGATGACGGCTCCGCATCAAGAATTGTACAATATAACTGGTATCAGCATAATCCAACAGTAACAGGCGGAAGTGCAGGAACATACTCATATAGTAATCCTGGAAGTTATCATGCTAATCACGTTATGGGTACAGCAGGCGGTAACAGACACGGTTGGGCAAGAAACGCAAACTTGTATAACCTATACTACTATGCAGGCGCTGTTGGCAACAACAACTTTCCTTACGTGTATGACTACATTCGAGCATTTCATGAAAACAAAAGTGTTAATCCAGCAACTGGAATTAAAAATCCTACAGTAGTTAATAGTAGTTGGGGTATGAGTATTTTCCCTCAGGAATGGAGTTTTAGTTCAATTGATGCTGTTACATATAGAGGAACTAGATTTGTTCCAAGCGGTAGTATTGTTTATGAAGGTGCTAACGGAGTTTATAGTTCTACGGCATCACTAGCAACATTTACAGCAGATCCAGATAACGGACTTGGACAACGTATTACTACAAGTGGTAGCGAAGGTGCAATCAATGGTGACTTTAATAGCACACCAACTGGTTGGACAAGGATTGGTGGACAAATTAGTTTAGTTACAAGTACTGTTCCTAATGCTAGTTATACTGCTCTAATTCAAGGACCAACTACAATTACCTACAAACACAATGTTGCTACCCAAGGTTTAACAGGTATTTCAAGTGTAGACCTAACTGTAACTATTCAAGACTCAGGATCTAATATTATTCATACTAACAGTAACAGTGACACATCAATCGAAGGTGGTCTTGCTGAAGTTGATTTGATCAGTGGTAACATTAACTTGCCTAATAACGAACAATATAGTATCACCTACGAAAGTACAGTAACAGAAGCATCTAGTCCTACAACTTCAACTGAAATAAATTGTACTATTGTAAACTATCAAGCGGCGAATCCAGCGGCATCTATTACATCTTTAGGTACACAAACTATTTCAAGCACTGCTACTATGACTGCTAGTGTTACTCCGACATCAGGAAATAATGACGACGGTTACTGGCAAATTAGTTTACCATTTAACATGACTTACCTAAGCCAAAGTTATAACACAGTTTATCTAGGTACTAACAGTTACCTAACATTTGGTGCTGGTTCTAACCAATATTCAGGCATTGATGAAAATACTCCAGCCCTTCCAAAGATTATGGTTGCAGGTGGAGACAGAAGTGCCCAAAGGATTTATTACGGAGCAAGTGGCAGTGTAGGTAGTAGAATCTTTAGTGTTATTTATGAAGGGCATACTACATATACTGGTGGTGTGCTAGGTTCGCCTACAATTAAATATGAATATAAATTTTACGAAGCAACCCCAACACAAATAGATTTAATTATTGAATCAAATAATGCTAAGAGTTCTACAGGAACTTTTACAACAGCACAACTTAATGGTTGGGGTTTTATAAGTGGAGCGAGAATTCCTTTAAGAGTTGCGGCACTTGATGCAGACATTGAAGATGCAATTGATGCTGGAGTTATTACAATAGGAGCCGCAGGTAATGGTAGTTGGAAACACGATGTTCCGGGTGGTCCTGACTGGGATAACACTTTTGAAATGAATGGTAATACATATTATTATATGCGAGGTACATCTCCCACAGCAAACGATGATCTTGTAAATGGTGATTATGATCTTCCTAATATTTGCGTAGGAGCCACTGATACTGCACTAACAAACGGTTTAGATAGAAAAGTTTATTTTAGCGACTGCGGTCCTGGTGTTGACATATACGCACCTGGACATTATATTATGAGTCCTTTGAATACTTCATTTCCGTCCACAACTTATTTAGATCCTAGAGATTCGAATTATAGGGTTGGAAAAATTTCAGGTACATCAATGGCTAGTCCTCAAGTTGCTGGCCTAGTTGCTTGTTTGATGGAGACATATCCTCACTTCAAACAAGAAGATGTAAAAGCGTATCTACAAAGTAATTGGGCAGTAGAAGGTCAATTATACGATGCTACTGCTACTGATATTCCAACAGACTCAGATGACTTACAAGGATCGCCAAACCTACACGCTAGATATTATTTTGAACGGCAACTAACCGGTGCGTTATATCCTCCACAGAAAAGACAAAGCAGACCGTCTGTAGGAGCGTTATATCCTCGTCCAAAACGTTCAATAAGAAAGCAACCACCAGAATAGGATAAATATTAGTATGGCAATTAATTTAGTAAACATCGGCGGCGTAGCAAATGACGGAACAGGTGACGATCTACGCGAAGCGTTTGTAAAGGTTAACAATAACTTTACAGAACTAGATAACCGTAATCCTGAGCAAACTACTGCATCTAACCTAGGTACAGTAGGTGAAGGCGTCTTTGCACAAAAAAGCGGATTTGATTTACAGTTTAAGAAAATTGTTGCTGGCGGAAATGTTACTGTAACATCTGACGCAAATGGTGTTATTATTTCAAGTGTTGGAGGACTACAAGCACTAGTAGTTAGTACAGATGCAGGAAATATTACACTTGCAGAAGGTGATACATTTACTATTGCTGGCGGTACAAATGTAAACACTGCTACACAAGGGCCTGATGGTATTGTAATTAATTCTCTTACAGAACTATCCAGTGATGCTACACCTCAACTAGGAGGCACATTAGATGGTCAAGGCAACAAAATTCTCAATGTAAGAAATATTGAAAGTTTAGTATATGATGTTGATGTTCGTGATGTATACGGATTCAACTTTGGTACTATTACAAAATCTGCGTCAAGTATTATTGAGTTTTTAGGTACAACAATAGATGTTGATTTAGGCACTGTTGTTACACCTACAGACGTTGATATTGATGTAGGAACTATTACAAACCCACTTTAATCCAAGTAGCAATATCCGATAAATACTATTGGATAAGGAATAATAAATGGCTACAATCTGGACACAACAAACTAACACTACACTAGGTATTTTTGCTGAAAATGCCGCTGTTAGAATTGCACTCCCACTTAATACTATATCAAACACTATTGATACTGTAGAAGTAATTAGTGGTAAACTTCCTGGCGGTTTACGTCTTGAAGGGTTGTTCATTGTAGGTGCTCCTTTTGAAGTTGAACGTCTTACAGAATTTAGATTTGTTCTTAGAGCAACTGATGCTAATAATACTATTGAAGATAGAACATTCAATATTCAAATAAACGGTGCTGACGAACCTATTTGGGTTACTCCAGAAGGATTAATACCAGTTGACCCAGGAGAAAAATATTTTGTATTAGACAATACACTATTAGACTTCCAACTTAAAGCAATTGACGCAGATTTACCTGCAGGTGATAGTTTAGAATATTTTATTGCAGACGATGACGGAGAACTTCCTCCAGGCACACGTTTAACAAGTGATGGTAGAATTGTAGGTGTAGTTGAACCTGTATTAGCATTAGATACTAGAGCAGGCAATGGTGCATACGATACAAACATTTATGGAACATTCCCGTTTGACTTTGGTGAAAGAAGTGCAAACGGTTATGACAGTTTCTTTTATGATACAAGAATTTATGACGATAGAATTCCAACTAAACAGCCTAGAAAACTAAATCGTTTTTATGAATTTATTGTTAGTGTTACAGACGGTGACACTATTACAAAACGTAAATTCCAAATCTATCTAGTTGGTGATGATTTCTTAAGAGCAGACAATACTAAGATGCAACTTGCTAATGGATTGTTTACTGCTGATAATACATACTTAAGAACACCGTTGTGGCTTACTCCTTCCAACCTAGGATACAGAAGAGCCAATAACTACCTAACATTCTTTTTAGATGTTTTAGATACTGAAACTATTTCAGGTAGACTAGTTTATCAACTTGAAGATTTAAATGACGATGGCAGTGCAAGTACACTCCCTCCAGGAATGGAACTCGATACAATCAACGGAGAAATTTTAGGTAGGGTTCCTTATCAACCAGCAGTAACTAGAGAATATAAATTTACTGTTAAGGCTACTAGACTAGGAGGTGTGCCTGAAACTATTCTAGCAAGTAAAACAAAAACATTTACTGTAAAAATACTGGGCGAAGTAGACTCTACTATTAAATTCCTAACACCTTCAAACTTAGGTAGTATTAGTGCAAACTTTATTTCAACCCTATTTATAAAAGCAGAAACATCTGTTCCGGATTCAAGATTATTGTATAGCATTGTAAGTGGTAGATTACCTTCTGGATTAGAACTAGATATAAGCGGTGAAATAATCGGCAAAGTAAATCAGTTTGGTAGTGCTGGCAAACCAGGACTTACAACATTTGATAGTGGTGCTATGACATTTGACGGTGCTAAAACTATCATTGATAGAGAATTTAAATTTACAGTTAAAGCAGAAGATCGTTTCGGGTTTAGTGCAGTTGAACAAGAATTTTCAATTAATGTATTAGATCCAGACGATAACTTATACAGTAACCTATACATGAGACCTTTCTTAAAACAAACAGTAAGAGATGCATATTCGGCGTTTGTCTCAGATCCGAATATTTTTCCACCTGACTTAATTTATAGAAGTGGTGATACAGAATTTGGTGTACAAAAAGATATTAAGATGTTAGCATATGCTGGTATTTTAACACAAGACATTAGGACCTATGTAGCGGCTTCGGCGAAAAATCATAAACGTAGAAAATATCGCCTAGGCGATATTAAAAAAGCAGTTGCAAAAAATGCCGGTTCGAACGAGGTCATTTACGAAGTAATTTACATTGAAGTAATTGATCCGTATATGCCAACTAAAGGTAATCTTGCAAAAACATTGAAAACATCAACAACAGAAAAGAAAATAACTGTTGATAGTGTACAGTTCGAATCGTTAGATGATAATACTGCACTTGGAAGTGGAACTAGTAGTTTCGATTTAGAAACACGTGGGGTTGCCAACCCAATAATTAGTGTAACTAGTATTGGTAATGATTTAGAAATTATTACAAGAAATGGTAGAGTTGTTTATCCAACAGTTGGTAACATTATTGTAACCCTAAGAGCAGGCGGAACAGTCACATCAGTACAACAATTTGAAATTAAAAAAGCAGAACCATACAGATTTAGACCTATTTCAAATACAATCAAAATTGATAGTGATGCTGTTAAGGTCAGCCAAAATAACTCTAACATTAAGTATATTTCTAATATTAAAAATATGCGTGATCGTATAGCAGAAACTGGTGTTACAGAACGTGACTTTTTACCACTTTGGATGCGTACTGCACAGGAGGACAGCGTCCAAGAATTAGGGTACGTTACAGCAGTTCCTATTGCTTACTGTAAAACTGGAGCGGCAGACGAAATTTTACTCAATATCAAAAACCAGGATTTCGACTTTAAAACAATAGATTTTGATATTGATAGATACATTATAGATAGTACAACAGGAAAAAGTGAAGATCAGTATATACTGTTCGCAAACTACGATTACAATATATAATGCAGATAAATAATAACATAGAGAGGACATAAAATGGCAAGTAACATTGATGACGTAAGTATTAACTCGCAATATCCTGTTGCAGGACAGGACAACGATTCACAAGGATTTAGAGATAACTTTGGAGTTATCAAAAACAACTTTGTGGCGGCAAAAGCAGAAATTGAATTACTGCAAGATAATACTGCAAAGAAAAACGAAGCAAACAACTTTTTAGGAAATAATATCCTAAATGCTAACCTAGTAAATATTTCAGAAGAACTAAACGCTGGCGGAACAGTTACATCCTCTCAAAACGTTGATTTTGCTAACGGTCCACTTCAAACATTTACTATGGGTGGTGATGTTACTTTAACTACTACTAACTGGCCAGAATCAGGTAAAGTAGGTAAACTAAGATTAATGATTGTAAACGATGGTACATCAAGAACATTAACATTAGGAACTGAAGCAGGTAGTACCCTTAAATTTCACAATGATTGGCCAACAGTAGACGGAAATCAGAACTTTGTAAACACACTTACAATTGACAGCGACGAAAATCCAAAAGTTATTGATATGTGGACTTACAATGCTGGTTCATCAATTTTCGTACAATATGTTGGACAATTTGCGTAATGTTTCACCCAATTGAAGAAAACTTAAACAATTATACAACTCCGCAACTAGAAAATAGAATGCAGGATTTATCCAAAAAGTTCTTCATGACTAGAAACCCTGAAGTTAAAAATCAAATGGCAACACTAATTGAAATGTATAGATTAGAGTTACGTAGCCGTTACGCACAGGAAATGGCAAAAAATCAAGATAAAGATCTTGACAATTTAATAAATGTATCGTAAAATACATTTATGCTTTTAAAAACAGATACCAACGGAATTCCAATCTTTTCTAATCGTAACTTAATTGATATGATTTATTCTGGTCATATTGATAAGTGTCATGTGGTACTGTGTAACCCAAACGATGATATTGACAAGTTTAATCAATATGCAAAAGAAAACGGTTACAAACAAGTTCAAAACTATATTCCAATTGATACAGATCAAAAAACTTTTGACGGTGTATGTCAAAGTGAATGGTTTATGCCTGATGAATACAAAGACATTAATGTATATGACTATGTCCTAGGCAAAGCAAAAACACCTTGTCCGCAACACGTACAAGATCGCATATGGGAAGAATTAGATGCTTTCAAAGAACGTGATATGCACAACTTATTACGTTACATGATTTATCTTGTAGACTTTATGCGTGAAAATGGTATTGTTTGGGGTGTCGGAAGAGGCAGTTCTGTGGCTAGTTATGTGCTATATATTATAGGAGTACACAGGATTGACTCAATCCAATATGGCCTGGATTGGCGTGAGTTCTTAAGATAAATACGTACATAATAGGAGAAAAATTATGGCAGTAAGACAAACAGGAAGAAAGATTTATAAGTCTATGCAAGGTACGCAAATTGACATGGATCTTCTTCGTCAAAAAAACGAACTTACTCCAGCAGTTGGTAACGCTCGTGTAAATGCACGTGGCGACGAACTAGGACCTGGTGGTAAGATTATTCGCAAACGTGAAGATGTCTTAGCAGACTTCTACAGAGATAATCCTGCAAAAGTGCAAGATGAAATTGCTGTATCAGCAAAAAAACAATCTGTAGATGCACCTGTCGCTGAAGAAGCACCTGTTACTAAGAAAGCATCAACTAAAAAAGTTGAAAAAGATTTAGCCGATGATTGGGTTGAACCAACTGCTTCAAGTGACGAGTGGACAGAAGATTCAGACGGCAATTTTGTTAAGAAAGGCGAATAATAAATGGACTACGATGCACTAGTTAATTCTAAGCCTGGCCTAAGACATAAAGTAAATGCTAGGTCGATTAGGCCTATCCATAATCGTGTTATTGTAGAAGGAATGGAATTCGGAGAACGAATTACAACAGGCGGTATTATTATTAGTTCTGATGACGGTAAAGATCGCGGTATTAAACCTCGTTGGGGTAAAGTAGTTTCAAAAGGACCAGAAAACAACGATCCATATGAAGTAGGCGATTGGATTCTTATTGAGCATGGTCGTTGGACACGAGGATTTGATGTTGACCGAGAAGGTAACGGCGAATACACTACAATGAGAACTGTAGAAGCAGAAAGCGTTCTTATGTGGTCAGACGAACAACCAAGTGATGTGTTGTTTGGTGACAAAGATGGTGTTGGTACAATAGACGGACCTAAACCAGAAGACTTCGGAGCAAGGTAATGACAAATCCATTTAAAGATATCGACAAGTTTCATACGGCTTGTGATCAGGTAATGAGTAAAGAAAACTACGATATGTACCTAGGACTCATCAAAGAAGAATTTGAAGAACTACAAGAAGCAGTAGAAGCAAATGATCGTGTAGAACAACTAGATGCTCTTATTGACATTCTTGTTGTTACGCTAGGTGCTGTTAGAGCAGGTGGCTTTGACGGCGAAAGTGCTTGGGAAGAAGTAATGAAAACAAACTTTGCTAAAATTGATCCAACTACAGGCAAAGTACGAAAACGTGAAGATGGTAAGGTGTTAAAACCGGAAGGTTGGAAGGCACCTGAATTGGAACAATTTATTAACTAATATCTATATAGGGTCTTGACAGACCCTATTTTTTTCTGTATAATACATATATGAAAGTTGGAATTACCTTTTCTTCATTTGATCTGTTCCATAGCGGACACGTTGCTATGCTCAAAGAAGCACGATCAAAATGCGATTATTTAATGGTTGGATTACAAACTGATCCCACACTAGATCGTCCAGAAAAGAACAAACCAATTCAAAGTGTATTTGAACGTTATGTTCAACTAGAAGGCTGTAAGTATATTGATGAAATTATTCCTTATGCTACAGAACAAGATTTAATTGATATTTTGCTTACATATAAAATTGATACTAGATTTATTGGTGAAGAATATAAAACAAAAGACTTTACTGGTAAGCAATTATGTGTTGACAAAGGCATTGAATTATACTATAATAAAAGACAACATTCGTTCAGTACGAGCGGGTTACGTAAAAGGATAGAACAGGCATGAGAGAACTTTGGGTAGAAAAATATCGTCCTAAAACAGTAGACGGTTATGTGTTCCGAGACGAACATCAAAAGAAACAGGTACAGCAATGGATAAAAGAAGGAACAATTCCGCACTTGCTTTTTTCAGGCAATGCTGGAATCGGAAAAACAACGCTGGCAAAATTGTTATTCAACGAGTTAGAAATCAACGATCTAGATGTATTAGAGATTAACGCATCACGTACAAACTCAGTAGAGGATGTTCGTGATAAGATTGTTAACTTTGTACAAATGATTCCATTTGGTGACTTTAAGGTTGTACTACTAGACGAGGCAGATTATCTATCACCAAACGCACAAGCGGCACTTCGTGGTGTCATGGAAGAGTATCATACTACTTCTCGCTTTATTCTTACTTGTAACTATCCTAACAGAATTATTCCAGCACTACACAGTAGATGCCAAGGATTCCATATTGAACGTATTGATCAAACAGAATTCACTGCCCGTGTAGCACAGATCCTTATTAGTGAGGGAGTAACTCCAGATCTTGATGTACTAGACACATATGTAAAAGCAACCTACCCAGATTTACGTAAATGTATTAATACGGTGCAAATGAACTGTCAAGATGGTGTACTAATAAAACCCAACGAAAGTGATACTGGTGAACAAGATTATAAAATTGAAATGGTTCAACTATTCAAGGCAGGAAAAATTAACGAAGCACGTAAACTAGTGTGTAGTCAAGTACGACCTGACGAGGTAGAAGATATCTTTAAATGGTTGTATGATAACATTGAATTGTTTGGCGATAAAGAAGACGATGCTATTCTAATTATTAAACAAGGTCTTGTTGATCATACATTAGTTGCTGATCCAGAGATTAACCTAGCGGCAACTATGATTAGATTAGCGAGGCTTTAATGACAACAAAACCTATTTACATTTATTTCCATATTCCTAAAACTGGTGGTACTAGTTTTAACTGGAAAGTAGGCTATCATTTACATAGAGAAAACGATCGTTGGCTCAAACATTTTAGTTGGGTTGACGGATATGGTGGTTCTTTTGTAGAACATAATATTCCCTTATTGCAAAATAGAACAAAAGAACAACATACACATTTAAAAATTATTTCAGGACATAGCACATACAGCCATACACACTTTTGGATGAAGGAGCCTCGTGTTCCGCATTATATGGCTCATGTTCGAGAACCTATTTCAAGATTGTTAAGTAGTTTTAACTATCGATATGGTATTGCAGAACTAAATCAAGATCCGCATATGTTTTGCAGTTCAAGTCCTGTAAGTGATACCTATGCACGTTACTACAACAGACAAGCAAGTGATTATGATACATTACTAAGTTGGAGAATTGATAATAGTGCAGAACGTAATTTACAATGTAAATGGTTAATTAAATGCTTCTATCACTTTGATGAAACAAGAGCAATGTTTAAACAGTACAGCAAGTTTGAAGGTGGTGACACATTTGCTACACACCAAGGACAATTTATTCCGCAGACTTGGCCAGATTGGATGTACAATATTCAAATGGACGACAATCTATTTGATATGCTTATCGAAGTCTTAAAAGTTAATATGTGGTGGTTAGGTACAACAGATACACTTAACGAAGATGTAAAAGACTTGTGTACACATATTGATCACGAATATGTTGAAAATATTGAGGACAGAAATAAAGCAGGTGTAAGTTATCCACAGTATTGGAATATGCAAGATGTACTTAAACAACCTGATTATGAAGAACTTGTAAAAGAAGAACGCTATGATCAAATGCTTTATGACTTTGCCAAAAACTGGCAAAGACCATTCTAGAGAGGAATAACTAATAGTATGACGTACTTAGTTAACGATAATTGTATTAAATGCAAATACACAGATTGTGTAGAAGTATGTCCGGTGGATTGTTTTTACGAAGGCGAAAATATGCTTGTAATCAATCCAAACGAATGTATCGACTGCGGAGTTTGTGAACCTGAATGTCCAGCAGATGCTATTATTACCGACAATGTTGAAGGCGCTGAAAAGTGGTTATACATTAACGAAGAGTACTCTGCTAAATGGCCTAATATTACACAGAAAAAAGATCCGCTTCCCGATGCAGAAAAAATGGAACTAGAACCAAATAAATTTGAAAGGTTTTTTTCAGAAAAACCCGGGAGTGTAGATGAAGATTCAGAGACTTAGGGCAAGTCATATATTAATTAGTCACCAGGGTGCTACAGCACAAACAAGCAATCGCCCCGAACCGGCGGCAGAACAAGAAGCAGGATTTATTATTCAAGATATAATTGAAGGTTTAATTACCTTTGAACAAGCCGCAAAAGAGCATAGTGCTTGTAGACGAAGTGCAAAGAACGGTGGTGATCTAGGTTGGTTTGATTTTCCAGGAGATATGGAACCTGAAATTGCAGGACCAGTTAGTAGAATTAATAAAGACGAAATGCTCACAATACCAATTAAAACAGAATATGGATATCATATTCTACTAAGGACAGGTTAATGGATTACTTCAAGGTACATCAAACAGAAGCAACTGAACCTTGTGATATCACTATGGTCAAGTATACTAATAGTGAAACATTAAACCCAATCCTTGAAGAAACAATTAGAAGTTATGGCGATGTTGTTGGGCATAGAAGTAATGTAAAAGCAGACATGACTGACTTTACAATGTACAACGATCCCGATTTTAAACGTATTTGCGATTTTGCTATTTTACAATGCATTAACTCTATTGAAGGGTTAGATCAACGTGGAGCACAAATGCTTCGTTTTGATATTATAGACTGTTGGGGAATGGTTTATAAAAACGAAAGCAATCACTACACTAGAGAACACGCCCACTGGCCTTCTACATATAGTTTTGTCTATTATGTAAATGCTTGTGAAAACTGTGCTCCGTTAGAATTTACAACAGCAAATTACAGTGTTAAACCTTTTAGTGGCTTAATGGTAATATTTCCAGGCAACACAAGCCACAGTGTACCAGTGCAAAATTGCACACACGATAGAGTTGCTATATCAGGAAATATTAGTGTAATAGTAAGGAAACCAGGAGAAAACAACGAATGAGTGTAAAATTAGTATCGTACTCACAGCCGGTAGAAGGACTTACGGCTGAATATTTAAAAGACACACAAGACTTAATTGCCTTTTGTGCAAGAGTTTCGAATCCTTCAAATCAAATTAATAGAGAAACATCAGAAAAACTGATCAAGTATCTAATCAAACACGCACACTGGTCTCCACTAGAAATGGTTAGTGCTTGTTTGGAAATTAATACTACACGTGATATAGCACATCAAATTGTACGACATAGAAGTTTTAGTTTTCAAGAATTCAGTCAGCGTTATGCAAACCCAGAAGAGATGGGTGATATGTTTGTTTACCGTGAAGCAAGACTACAGGATACTACTAACAGACAAAACTCGATTGCTTTAGGTACTACCCAACAAGAGATGAATCTTATTAACGATTGGGAATCGCAACAACATAAAGTTATTGAAGCGGCTAAAGAAGCCTATAACTGGGCAATTGAAAATGGCATTGCTAAAGAACAGGCTCGTGCTGTACTGCCAGAAGGTTGTACAAAAACTAGATTGTATATGAATGGTACACTACGTTCATGGGTACACTATATTGAACTACGTGGTTCTAATGGCACACAACAAGAACATATGGATATTGCTCATGCTTGTGCTAAAGTAATTGCAACAATTTTTCCATTAGCAAAGGAACTTGTTGAATGAAAATATTAATCTGTGGTTTACCAGGAAGTGGTAAGTCTACATTAGCAGAACCTTTTGCAGAACTAATTGGCGGTGTATGGTTAAATGCAGATAAAGTTAGAGAATCATACAATGATTGGGACTTTAGTCTTGAAGGCAGAATTAGGCAAGCACAACGTATGCGTTATCTAGCAGACGGTGTTGTTAAAGCAGGTAAGATTGCAGTAGCAGATTTTATTTGTCCTACTAAAAAAGCCAGAGATGAATTTGGTGCTGATTATATAGTATGGATGGATACTATTAAAGAAGGACGGTTTGAAGATACTAATAAAATGTTTGAACCTCTTTCAAAAGAAGAATACAACTATCATGTATCTGAGTGGTTTCACGATACACACGATCAACTTGTGAAAGTTGTAAAAAACTATATGGAAAAGAAAAATGTTTGATTGGCAAAAACCTACTGTTCAAATGTTAGGAAGATGGCAACCTTGGCATGACGGGCATACAGCATTATTTAAAAAAGCACTTGCTATAACAGGTCAAGTATGTATTATGATACGAGATGTTGGAGGCATTATAGGCAACGATGCTGGTGCTGGAAGAACATTTAAGCAAGATGATAATCCCTTTGATTATTCTCAAGCATTAGTTGGTATTAGAAAAGCACTTTGGGATCATGGTTACAAAGAAGATGAACACTACATTGTAATGAAAGTTCCTAATATTGTAGACATTAGTTATGGTCGTGGCGTAGGATATACATTTACAGAACACGATCTAGGAGAAGAAATACATAATATTAGTGCTACAAAGATTCGTGCTAAAATGAGAGAAGAAGGCAAATTATGAAGCAAAAGTTTATTGATGCATACATGGATGTTGCCGAACGGTTTTCGCAGTTAAGTCACGCTAAAAGACTACAAGTTGGTGCTATCGTTGTAAAGGATGATCGCATAATCTCTATTGGTTACAACGGTATGCCTAGTGGCTGGGATAATGAATGCGAAGAGATTATTGAAGTTAACGAACTAGAAGTTGAGACTAGATCAAAACCAGAAGTATTACACGCAGAATCAAATGCTATTGCTAAACTAGCAAGTTCACATGAAAGTGGTAAAAATGCCACGTTACTGTGTACTCACTCACCTTGTATTGACTGTGCTAAACTAATATATCAAAGTGGAATAGACACTGTGTACTATAAGCATAACTATCGTAGTACAGACGGAATTGAATTTTTAAATAAGTCTGGAGTAAAGACTAAACAAGTATGATAAACAGTATTAAGAATTTTTTTAGGAAAGACAAACCGGTAATTAATTTTGCTACACAAAATTGGGGTGTGCGTAAGTATGCTCCTATACAACCTGCTGGTAAGTTTATCCCAAAACAATTTCAAGATATTAGTCCCCATTTTGAAAAAGCCGAACACAATATAGACAGCAAAAAAACTATTAGAGCCTGTCCAGGAATTACTGATTATCTAAGTATGGGATTTGTTATTCCGGCTTGGTGCGATATTGAAATAACACCAACACCAGATGGTCAGCACGTTGAAACACGCTATTCAGATCCTATGTACAACGATGCATATCATCCACCGGAACAACTAAGTGGATTTATGAGCGGTAAGTTTAAAGTTCGTGGTGCTGTTAAATTAGACAATCCTTGGTTTACTTGGAACAAGCAAGGTTGGAGTACATTGTATTTGCCTATGTATTATCATAGCGAAGGACGTAACTGGGAAGCAGTACCTGGTGTTATTGATCACGACAAAGGTGCTCCACAAAGTCCTATTAATATAATGCTAAAAGAGATTAAACCCACTACTATTAAGATGGGCGAACCATTAATACAAGTAATACCTTTTAAACGACAAAGAATTACCGCAAGAACTATGGAACTTGACCAAACAATTATGAAACGTCAATGGGCAATATCCAGCCTACACAATATGACTTATGCAGGCTGGATGAAATGGGTCAAAGAAAAGAAACTCTATGTAGTTGATGCCCGTGACACCGAGTTACCCGGCGACTAAACTACATCTCCATAAATTTCTAAAACTTCCCTAACTGCTTCGTGTCGTTCAATGTCTCCCTTATCAAATTCTACGACACTTAATCTATGGGCATGACCATGCTCGTCTAAGTGCCTACAAAAATCAATCAATCCGTTATCACGTAATCTATCGGCTTGTGCTAGGTCTCCTGTTACAACCATTTTACTGTTTTCACCTATACGTGTTAATAACATCTTCATTTGATTTTGTGTAGCATTTTGCATCTCATCAGCAATAATAAAAGACTTTTTAAATGTTCGTCCACGCATATATGCTAGTGGAGATATTTCTATTACTCCTTCGTTTATCATTCCTTCAATGTCTTTTGCTGAAAAGTATTCTCGCAGTACGTCGAAAATAGGTCTTGTCCAAGGAGCCATTTTTTGCTCTAGCGTTCCCGGTAAGAATCCTAAATCTTCGTCAGCACTTACGGCTGGTCTTGTTACGATAATTTTGTCAACTGCGCCTTCTTTAAAAAGTTTTACACCAGTCTGTACAGCCAACAGAGTTTTACCTGTTCCTGCTGGCCCAATGCCAAAGACTATGTCTTTCTTCGGGTCTAACAGTTTAAGCAAATACGTTTCTTGGTTAATATTTCGTGGAAGGATTTTGACTTCTTTTTTCTTCTGAGGAAGAAAATTGTTGATTTCTACAATGTTTCCATTATAGTTATGTCTCTCGCGAGACCTTCTTTTTGCACCCATGCAGTCCTCCTTTATGGATATATAACTGTAAACTGCACACATAACACTGAACGCTATGAGTGCGTCCTACAAAAATATTTAGCCTATTGAGCAAAAACAAAACTGCATAGTTATAGATTAGATCCGGATAAATAAGTATAAGCAGATTAGGATAACACATGAAAGACGTATTAGAAGTAATCAAAAATGTCCAAGGAATTTACGAAAGCGATACTGCTTTCCAAGTTCTTAAAGACTACGAACGAGTGCTAGATGAACTAGATTTATATGTCTATAAAAACTGGGAGGACGGTGAACTAGCCGCTGGCCCTAAAATTAAAAGACATTGGGTTATTTGTTCATTTATGTGGCCACGAGATAAAATGCCAGACCCTATGGGTGGTAAACGTTTGTTAGATTACGACTGTAAAGTTACATATAAGAAAGATCATATCCTAATTCCACGTAAAATCAAAACACCGGACGATATACGTCCTGGTACTAAAAAGGGTAAACTAGATCGTAGACCTATTTGGGTTGTTGAAATTATGATGCCTAAAAAGTTAATTATGGACATCTACAGTGGTTACAACGAGATGGTAGACTTAACTACTGAAGCAGGCGTTGATCCTAATGCAACACCAGAAGCACAACCTGCGGATATGTCAGCAATGGCAGGCGGAGCAGAAGCGGCGGCACCAGAAGGAGCAATGTAATGGGTTTAAGAACAGAAGACCTAAAAGATCTAGTTGACAAAATTTTTGAAATTGATTCTTACAAATCTAAAATGGGTGACGATAAAGATATTGTTGTTTTAAGTTTTAGTACTATGAATGAAGGAAGTGCTAAAGACTTAGAAAACTTTTTAGAAAAAGGTTATCCGTTTGTTTTAGATGCAGATGCAACGTCCGGTGAACAAAGCGACGGTATGTATAAAGTTTTCGTTGAAATCGAAAGAGGAAAAGATTCCCCAATGCAAATAGCAGAAATGCTTGATGGCATTATGAAACTTTCTGGATTAGATGCAATGAAATTTAGATATTATAAAAGTTTTAAAAGTCACGATGCTACAGCAAGTAACCTAGCAGAAATGGTTCCAACAGATCATGATGCATATGATATTAGGGTTACTGAAAGTAATATGGAAAACTACAAGAACTTTTTTAATAAGAGTTATGCTGAAGAAATTGATATGATAAACGAGGATACTCTACGTATTAAAAACACCTATAAGGATCCGCTGTTTTTCAAAGTAGTCGACTTTGGTCGTACTGACAGCATAAATATCAATGAAGCATTAGATATTAATGGTTTTGCAGAAGTAATATATCTGACAAAGTATTTAGGGGATTATAACGTTACTAAATATGGTAAGAAACTAGTGCTTGAAAATAACGATTATTCATTAGTAGTGAAACGAGGTTAACAAAAATGGCAAAAGACAATTTTAAGCAGTGCTTATCAATTATACTTGAACACGAGGGCGGTTATGTAGATCACCCTAAAGATCCTGGTGGTGCAACCAACATGGGTATTACTAGACAAACTTATGAGGATTTTGTCGGTAAAGTAGTAACAAAAGAAAGAATTCAAAATCTTACAGAAACAGATGTAACACCTATCTATAAAAAGAATTACTGGAATGCAGTTCTAGCAGAAGACCTACCAAAAGGTTTAGATCTTGCTGTATTTGATATGTGTGTTAATGCTGGTAGACACAGAGCAACCAAGTTCTTACAAATGATGGTTGGTTCTAAAGTTGACGGCTGGATTGGTCCTAATACTGTTGCTAAAGCACAAGGCTATGTTGAAGCACACGGTATTAAACAAGCAATCACAGAATATTCAAAAATGCGTCAAGAGTACTATGAGTCACTAGCAACTTTTAAAACATTCGGAAACGGATGGACTAATAGAGTAAATGCTACTAAAGATAAAGCCATCGAAATGGCTGGCTAACTAAAAAGAGAAGTCAATGTTCAGTTCAATTAAGATTGCATTAGTCCTAATAATGTTAGCAGGAGCCGGAGGTGGTTTCATGTATGTGAAAACACTCAAAAGCGACCTAGCAATATCAGAGGCTAATAATGCAAAACTACAAGAAAGTGTTGCAGATCAGAAAGCAGTAATTGAGCAACAAGCAAAAGATTTTAAGGCAATTTTAGCCGCTAATAAAGAACTTGAAGAAAAGAATAAAGTTCTACAAGCGGAGTTTAGAGCCTTAGACGAACGTTTCAACAAAATTAATGGCAAGGGTGAAGTTAGAGATATTGGAAAACTTGCTATTGAAAAAGACAAAGCGGTTGAACGTGTTATTAACAACGCAACCAACAAAGCAATGAGATGTGTTGAGATTGCAATGGGTTCGCCACTAACAGAGAAAGAGAAGAATGCTACTAAGAAATCTGAAATCAATGCAGAATGTCCTAGTCTTGCTAATCCTAACTACGTTCCTTACTAGTTGTAGTACGGTACAGAAGTTAGATATTTTCAAGACCGAGGTTAAGCGTGAACATCTCAATCTCCCTAATCCAGAAACTCCTAAATTGGAGCAAATCAAATGGGTTATCATTACTTCAGATAACGCAGAAGAAGTATTTGCTAAACTAAAAGAACAAGGTAAAGATCAAGTTCTATTTGGTTTGAGCGATGATGACTATCAATTATTATCTAAAAACTTTGCACAAATCCGTGCGTACATGATTAAACAGAATGCTACGTTAGATCAGTATAGAAAGTATTATGAGAGCGACGATAGTACTACTAATAGCACTGATAGTAAGTAGTTGTTCTGCTAGATCTAATTGCACCGCACACCCTGGTGCTGATGTTGACATTAATAAGGGTGAAACAATCCAAGAAAAAGTAACTCCAAAGGGCGAAATTCGCTGTACTTTCTAATAAATACATATATAAATTAGGGGGTGCATATGTGGGAAATGATACAAAATATGGCTAGTGACAGACTGTGGATCTACACAGGTATTGCTGGTTCATTGTTTGGTGCCGCATTTTTGTTCTGGTTTAAAGACACAAGAATGGCTATATGGGCAGTGAGCAAATTTGATCGTGCTTTAGAATATCTAGCAATACGTTGGGGTTGGACATGGTTACAAAATGATCCTAACGCATGGCGTACAAAGTATCCACGTATAACTTCTAAAATCGACGAGATTGAGGCAAGACTCGTTAAACTCGAAAAGAATAGTCATCCATGCAAAGAACTTCATGAGTTTGATGTATGGCCTGAACTAGATGCTCGAATTAAAAAACTAGAGGGTAAAAAGAAATGAGTGAAGAAGTCAAAAAAACTATTAGCGACGAAGCATATACTGAATTATCAGATGCTGACCTTAACGGTGATGGACATATTAGTGCAGAAGAACTACGCATTAATCTAGAAGATAAACGCAGACGTATGGAAGATGCAGACGCTCGTAGAGATGCTATGCGTCAAATGACTTGGTTTGCATTGTTTGGTATGTTATTATATCCAGGCATGATCTTGTTTACATCAATCTTAGGGTTTGAAAGTACAGCAAAAATTATTGGTGATATTGCTCCTACATATTTTGTTGCAATTTCTGCTTTGGTTGCGGCATATTTTGGTGCTAACGCTTACGCTGACAAACAAAACAAAAAATAATCTTAATTGTTAAAACGTAATAGTCCGTACGATAAGTAATTGTATGGACTATTATGATCGCTTAGGTGTTTCTAGAAATGCCTCTGAAAAAGAAATCAAGACTGCATTCCGCAAGTTAGCGGCAAAGCACCATCCTGACAAAGGTGGTGATCATAAAAAGTTTACAGAACTTAATGAAGCATACCAAACATTAACTGACCCGCAGAAAAAACAAATGTATGATCAGTTCGGTACTGCTGATCCACAACAAGCAGGCTTTAATCCCAACGGACAAGAATTTCATTTTAACAGTGGAAATATGGAAGATATTTTTGGTGCATTTTTTGGCGGAGGCAATCCGTTTGGTGGTGGATTTAGAAGACAGCCTCAGCGTAATAGAGATGTAACTATTGCTTGTGATATTACACTAGGTGAAGTATACACAGGCAAGGGTGTTATTGCTACGTTTAGAACTAATAGTGGACGTGAACAAACAGTTAACATTGATATTCCAAAAGGAATACGTCACGGAGAAACTATACGATATCAAGGATTAGGTGATGATAGTATTCCAAATCTTCAACGTGGTAATTTAAATGTTAAAGTAAGAATACTAAAGCACCCATTATATAATGTAGACGGTAGCGATTTGCATACATCTAAAACAATCAATGTGTTCGATTTAATGCTAGGAACTGCCACAATGCTAGAGTTACCTACAGGTAGAAAAATAAGTATTACTATACCACAAGGCACACAACCAGGCACAGTAATGAGCATTTCCGGACAGGGACTCCCCGACTACAACTCCGGGTATTCAGGCAATATCTACTTACAAATAAAAGGTGAGATTCCAAAGAATCTTACAGAAGAACAATTGGATTTAATAAGGAAAATTAAATGAAATTAGTGTATCATCCAAATGAATGGTTAGACAAACAAGTCGCACCATTTGATTTTGAAAAACTAGATGCTAAACAGATTGAAAAAGACATGATTAAAATCATGGAAGATAATCAGGGTGTAGGACTTAGTGCTAATCAAGTAGGATTAGATGCACAAATTTTTGTAATGAAACCTGAAGGCAAAGATGCATTCGCTGTTATTAATCCTAAAGTAGAAGCAGTGTCAGAACAAATAATTGAAGGCGAAGAAGGCTGTTTAAGTTTTCCTGGATTATACGTTAAGGTAAAACGTGCGGCGGCTTTGGTAGCATCATATGTTGACAGTAGCAACAAAGAGTGTAAAATAGAATTTAAGGGTTGGGAAGCAAGGATCTTTCAACATGAATTTGATCATCTCAACGGTATTAATTACATTGATCGTGTTAGTAAATTAAGACTTGATATGGCTAAAAAGAAGCAACAAAAGTTAATGAAACTAATATCTCAAAAAGTTAAGGATAGTAAATTATATGGTTGAACCAAGTGACGAACTACAAGCAGTATTTGATAAATCAGTAAATGACGCTAAAAAATTAAATCATGAGTATGTAACTCTTGAGCATTTACTTTATTCAATGCTGTGTGTAGAAAACTTTTGTAATGTAATCTCTGGAGCAGGAGCAGACCCTGAGTATATCAAGAAAAATCTTGAACATTACCTAAAGAATCAATTAGAAGATATTACGTTACCTATTGGTGATGAAAATAAAAAATATAAACCAAAGAAAACTGCTACAGTAGAACGTGTTCTAAATAGAGCATTTACACAGGTATTGTTTAGCGGACGTCATCATATTGAAATAACAGATGTATTTCTAAGTATTCTTAATGAAAAGAAATCTTGGTCTTATTATCATATTCAAAAGTCTGGACTTACTAAAGAAGCATTTGCTGATTACCTTAACAGCGAAATAGAGTCTGTGTATGAAGATGAAGAAATGCGTAATCTATCACAGAAAGCGATACGCGAATACACAACTAACCTAAATGCTGAAGCAGAAAAAAATAAAATTGATCCTGTTATTGGTCGTTACGAAGAATTAGAAACT